GGCATCGATTTCGATGCCTTTTATTTTTAAAGTAATTCTTTTTTTAATTCGTGAAGACTGATAATGTTGTCCTCAACATCACCCTTCTTGTACACCATTTCTTTGATTTTCTGAACGGCTCTTGCCACACCTTCTTTAGCACTTTCTTTTGTCACAGCTTCCAATATTGTAAGACTTTCTGTTTTGTAGGTTTCAAGTAATGCCTTTTTTTCTTTATCTGTTGATTTAATAAGTAATTTAAGTAGATTTTTATCTTCTTCGTTTAATGTGTCGTATTTTTCGTTGAATTTATCAACAGCAATTTCAATAACATCTTCTTCAACAGGTTTAACGTCAACATTTTCAATCAATTCTTTTTTCTTTGGTTCTTTTATGTGACTTAAAACCAACGTAAATGATTCGTGAATGTTATCGATATCAATTTTATCGTAATCGTTAAGTGATTCTTTAATTAAATTATCTATTGCATTATATAACAATACCTTATCATCTTCAACAGGCACTTCACTTTCTGTTATAAATGGATTTAATTTTTCACGTGCAGCATCAATTTCTGCGATGGTATATACTTCAAATAATTTAATATTATTATCAATATAACGTGTTGCAGCTAAATCATTATCAATGTGTTTTCCTTCGATACTATTAAACACTTTGAACTCCAATTGTAATATTGGTGAACACTTAACAACATCCATAAAGTCGGTTGTTAATTTCTTCGACTCTTCAAGTAATTTGCCGTTGAAATACGAGTCCTTCAATTTATTCGAAATTACCAAATTAGCGATTCCAATGTTAGTGTTTTTCATACGACCAGTTTCGATTTAATATAAATACTGTAATTAATTATAAACGTTTTGCTTCACATAATATATAAATAATTTCCCAAATTATTCGGGTAGGTCAATACTTTCAATGTCTTCTATCTCAACATCTTGTGCTTCACTAATTTTTTGTATAGTATTAATGCTTTCGGTGCTTTTTAGCAATCCGTTAATCTCATTAATCATATCCTGTGCATTCTTATTTAACTTGTCATTAATTTCATTATTTTCCTGAATAATTTCCCTTTGTGCCTCTATATTTTTATGTTCAGGTTCTTGTGTGCTACCATATACGAGATTTTCAACATGTTTGTTGTACTCTTCTTGAGTTAATCTACCTTCCATCATTGGAGGTGCGCCACCTGCAGGTGCACCACCCATATCACCACCGCCAGCAGGAGCACCGCCCATTGGGGGAGCACTTGCGGGAGCACCGCCCATTGGGGGAGCACTTGCGGGAGCACCACCCATTGGTGGTGGAGCACCAGCACCACCTTCTGGTGGCATACCACCTTCAGTTCCACTACTGATTGGCAGACCTTCAACTGGTTCACCATATCTCTTGTCGATGTCGGTAAACAGTCCTGTCTTTTTAATGGTAATTGGAGAATCTTGAAGTTCTTGCATAACAGCTTTTTCCATTTTCTGTTGTTTCAAGTCATCAACAATTTCTCTGTCACTCATATTAAATATCAAACGTTTGGCTGTTGTATGTGACATTGCTGCAATACCACCTTCTGCACGAGTTAATTCGGTATATGTCTGCGCTTTATCACGCATTAATTCTGACCTCAATAATTCCTGCTGTGTTGAAGGATTTGCAAGGGTTAATGTAAAACTACTTAGGTCTTCGCCACTATATCCTAACAGATATAAATGAACCATTGCCATTTTATTTAATTCCTGAACCATTGCCTGTTGAATACGACTAATTTTTTTAGCAAAACGAATATCGTATTGTGCCATATTTTTACCAGCACCAGCAGCATCCTGAAAACTTAAGAATGGTTTAGGAACGCCCAATCCAATAAATAAATTGTCTCTGAGGTATTCAATATCTTGAATTTGGTCGAGGTTTGAATTTCTTGTAAACACACCACAACTTAATGCAAAGTTATGATAATCATGTAGTTGTTCACCACCATCAATTGTTAGAGTACCAGTATCTTGCTTCTCAGATAACCATTCGATTGAAACTATTTTATGATTATAACAAGGAATTTTATTTTTAAAATCTCTCCAATTGGAATAACCAAAATGTTTCAACATTTTATCAATATTGTTACGAGTAATTTTAGTCATCTTTTTAGGTTGATTATTATTTGGGTTTAGAGCATTAAACTCATTCAACCATTCTGAATTCTCAACATTAATAATATTTTCCAATATTAAATCAATTCTATTATATTCGCCACAATATTCGATTAATGAATCGAGCAATTTATGTGAATATTTAATTGTTTGTTTTTCTTTAATTATTTTACGTAAATTAGTATTCTCCAATTGTAATGATACAACAATACTTTGTTTTTTTCTATTCTCAGGTTTTGATTTAGTTTCAGATATCGATAAGCCTCTTAATCTAATAATTTCATCCCTGTTAGGATTATTTAAAAATGTTTCATTTGCAATATCTCTTGTTTTTAACGAATTCTCAATTGCAACGTTTCTTTTTAGTTTTAAATCTTCATCTGAAATTTTATTCCAATATTTAGTTGTGCCTATTTTTCTAAGTTCCTTATGTAATTTTTTTGTTTCATCAGAATATGTGTTATACATATCAATTGCTGTGTCATGATGATAATAAAAATGGTCTTTAAAACTCATAAAACATAGATTCTCTGGATTATTATTATATCGATTAAAATTTTTATGATGTATTGTTCCCTTTTTACTATCAATTGGTTCGTTATTATGTGTAAATATTTCATGAAGATTTTTTTCTTTCATGAAATTACCAACCATGCGTTGGGTATATACCCAATCATTTATAGAATGGTCATAAACCATCTCATATGTGTTTCTCGTACCAGTACCACCCTTAATGATTTTCTTTTTTTTATTAAACGCCCATAATGATTCACCGACACTCAAATCTTTAGCTTCTTTAGTGCCATTAAATTTTGTTGGAAATTTATGGTCAGGAGTCGCAACAATAGATTCTCCGTTATCAAGAGTTATTTTAACAACATCAGCATTTTTTCTCGTAATACCTGCCCAAGTGATTTTGCCGGGAACAATATTACCTGTTTCAGGATTAATTGAATATGACCATAATTCTTTTCCTAAATTATGTTCATTTATAATTTCACTTAACATCAAACTTCTACCATCTAACAATTCGATTTTTGTGTCTAATGATAAACATGCACCTGCAAGGGTTTCGATACCCGTCTGAGTATTTGCGTTTCTAACTGGTAGAAAATAATCTTCGTCATTACCAAGTATGTTGAAACGATAATCAATTTGTCCGTCATTTGGATTAACTTGTGAAGTTTTTTTGAACTTCGTGGCAACCTTATAGATATATTCTTCAATATCGTCTTCATCGATATTACCAACGTCAATTTTAAATACTTTCTTTTCACCAGCACGAATAATACGATAGGTTAACATAGCATCTTCTGCCATAACTAACTGACGGAATACTCTACGAATCTTATTTAAAACCGATGAACCATAAGGCAAATATTTGTCGTCACCCAGAAGTCTAAAGTGAGCAATTTCAAATGTATTGAATTCATCACCAGTCATTCTTTCTTTAAACTTCACAATTGGTTTACCATTCTGGATTCTTTCCATTCTCTCAATCTCGTAATTCACCAATTGTTTTACGTGTGTAATACCTTTCTTTCTCTCACCATAAAGTAATACAAAATTATCACCATATTTACAATTTGAAACAAATACTCCATCACGTTGATATTCACCATTATCATTTTTACCACAAACAGGAAAATTATGTCTATCTTGTTCACCGTTTTCACCAACAACTTCCATACAATAAACATCAGATTTTTTATTCAGTCTTTCAATTGATAATACTTTATGATTAATTATAGTTTCTTCTTTTTTTCTTGATTTAGATATTTTGGTTGCTGTATGAAAATTTTTATCTTTTATAATATTTGGGTTTGATTTAGAATAAAATTCTAAATAAGTTAAATTTGTTTTTCTTTTAATTAATTTTCTTAAAGTTGTTGATGATAAAGATTTAGATAAATCTTTATTTATGATATTATTTGCATTATTAAATAATATCATAAACTCATCATCAGACATTAGCTTCTCACCAAAAGATTTTATACCAATATATTTATCATTATTTTTAATAATATTAATAATATAATTAAAAGAATTATCATCGAGTTTTAATCTCATCCCGTCTTTAACCATCGTTCGATAATCTACGTCTGACCATAATTTAGTCATATTATTACTACGAATTTCATTATGTTTCACATGAAGCTCACTATTATTATATTTTTTAAAATCGTTTGGATAAATTCCTGACATTGTTTCTGATAAATATTTTTTTCTTTCATCCGAACGTAAATATTTATCA